TCACACCTCGAGAGAATTATGAATCGAATCGCTGAAAGGTGCGGGTTCACAGTCGTGGGCCGATCCTTTCACCAATTTGAACCCCATGGGACTACAGGGGTCCTGGTACTTTCAGAGAGCCACTTTAGTGCCCACACGTACCCTGAATTGAACAAGATTTACATTGATGTATTCTGTTGTTCACCCTATTTTGATCCAGAATTGACATCGGTCGTCATAGAGGAGGAGTTTGCGGCGCTCAAGGGTGCATGGCAGATCGTGAAGCGCTAACAGTTCTTAATCTTTCCTGAATTTTTGAGAGAGTCTATGTCCATTTTAGCACTAATGTATTGCCAAATTGATGATCCTAAAGAACATACACAGCATACAGCCATTATTTTCGGTAGAGCACTGGTTGAAGTTGTTGCCATGTACACAAACAAACTACAGCAAATACACGTGAGTATAATTCCACCGATTGACATGGCCATTGTAGCACTGTCACCAAAGGCTTGGAATGTGTCACCTGGACTTCCGGTATAACACGTGCCGTTTATGGTCACAGTTGCCGATGAAGCTGGTGATGTGGCCGGTGTGTTCATTACTTGATGACGAGATTTTAGTCTAAAGGGGGTGGGGCTGCGGTTTTTCGAGGTCTGATATTGACCTGACGAGGAACTTCGGGAAAACTATAAGTACATTCACCTATCTTTTTCGATTGTTCGATAAAAGTCAGGGGGTCCATGCACCCTTTCATAAAGTTACACGTCCAGCAACACGGAACGGTGTTTTCTGTTCTGTAACTTCCCTGCTGGTTCAGACGATCTATGCCGTTCAGCCGGACTTCGAGGTCCAAGTGACCGCAATAAACACACGGACTTGTGAGCATTTTCTCAGCCTCTTCATCTGTCAGATGCCATTCGATTCCTTTAGATTCAGCGGTTCTTCTTATACCAGACAATCTGTCTTTAATATTGAGCTTTTTCCAATGTGATACTCTATCCTTTGTTTTATCGGTTTTCACCCATTCACAAGTCTGCTGCATGTTGTGCTCTTTTGGTTCGACTTCCCCATTTTTCTTGCGTTCCCGGAATGCTTTAGAATAGTTCTTTTCTTTGTTGAGTTTTGCGTGATATTCTCGACGTTCGGGGTCCGCGTCTCTAGCTTTATTCTTCTCGCGGCACTTTTTACACGTGTTACATGGACCACGAGCCCCTTCAAATTCTGCAAGAGGTTGAGGAGCGCGAGTACAGTTTGTACACTTTTTGGTTTGTTCCGCCATCCTTAATATATGGGGGTCTTTTCTTTAACTTTCGACTCCAAGAACCTAGAACGTTCTTGGGGCCGAAGCCCGGTATTTTTGGTGAGTGGGGTTAACCACCCATATGAAATATAATGAAAGCAAGTCCTCCCATTTAATTGCTAAATGCGAGGCCCCCCATCCCGGATTGAATGCGCAGGATGTTGTAGTTCACCGCGAACATCTTCTGCAGAGGCGTGGTGTAGCCGGTCTTCATGTTGATCGACACCTGCGCGTTGTCAATACGCGAGAAGTTGCACGTGCCGGTTGGCTGGTGCTCCTCTGGCTGCAGGGCGAACGAGTACACGTAGATGCCTGGGTAGGGCGTGCCGGAGTGGTACACATATGGCTGGTACTGGTTGAAGTACTTGCCCAGCTGCTCCTTGAAGCGGTCCTGGCCGTTCAGCACCAGCTTGAAGTCCTTCAGTGGGCCGACCTCCACACCGTACGTCGCGCCGGTGTTGGCGGAGGCCTCCTCCACCCAGTACACGTTGGCCACACCCGCCGTGTTGGAGAACAGGCGGGGAGCACCGATCGTGTGGGGCAGGTGGGAGCCAGTCAGCAGGGCTGGGCTGGGGTCCACCGTCACGTTCACGTTGGCCGCGGCCGTGGAGAAGTTCCACATGCTGTTGGTCGCCGTGGAGGTCGTGTTCTGGTAGCACCACACCAGCTCCTTCACTGGGTGGTTGAAGGACAGGCGGATGGTCTGGGAAGCGGCCGTGATGGAGTCACCGCCGGTGTGCTGCACCTGCTCGATCAGGTACTCGTGGCCCTTCTGGGCGAAGCGGCGACGCTCCTCAGTGTCCAGGTACACGTAGTTGGCCCACACCTCGAACACCTGGGAGGAGGCGCCGAAGTAGTTGGTGAAGTTGCTCGTCAGGTCGAAGTCCAGGCGAACCTCGTGGTACTGCAGGGCAATCAGGGGCAGGTACAGGCCTGGGTTGCGGTTGAAGAAGAACAGCAGTGGCAGGTACACGTAGTTCTTGTTGGTCGAGTCCGAGGTGAAGGTTGGGGAAGACGTCAGCTTGCCGTAGTTGATCTTGTCGGCCTCGTTCAGGAAGCACTCGGCGTACAGACGGAACCACGCCTGGTAGTGCTTGTCGATGCGCTGGCCACCGATCGTCAGCTCGACGGCGGCGATGGCGCGCTCAGCCACCCAGCAGGTGTCCACGGTGCCGTTGGTCGACGTCAGGTTGGACTTGCTGGACTGCGTGGGCTGCAGGGCAACGTACATGTTGCCGACCAGGTCGCCGTTGCGGGCAATGGTCACGGACACGCGGCCGCTGTTGGAGGGCGTGCCGTTCACCGTCTGCTGGATGTTCTCCATCGCGAAGTTCGTGTGGCGCTTGTACACGGCCTGGAAGAAGGTAACCTTGGGCTGCCCAGTCAGGTACACATCCTGAGCGCCATAAGCAACGAGCTGCATAAGTCCACCGGCCATTTGTACTAGTACCCAAGAAAAAAATTTAGACTCCCTTGCGCCCAGGAGACGCGGTGATTTTCTGGAGCCCTATTAAATGTCTCGTGTACCACGCCCCCCACCCCCAAGCCCCCCGCCTGAGGAAGACGAGGAGGAGGACCTGGACGAGACCGAGGAGATGGACGAGATGGACTTTGGCGACCCCATGGAGGCCCTGGGTGCCTTCCTGGCGACCGAGGACGGCGAGACCGTCGCCACCGCCCTGGTGGGCCTGAAGGATGCGACCGAGAAGATCTCCCTGAACCTCGAGATGCAGAACAAAATTCTGGTGAAAATCCTGAGCGCCCTGAGCGCCAAGCCTTCCCAGTGCTGCTGTCAGACCGAGCCCAAGCACATTGCCGCACCCGCTTAAAAAAGTCTGGCCCATTCTTAGTAATGTCAAGCGCCAAGAAAGTCCACACAATCCAGAAGGAGATTACTCCCGAACACGATGAGGAAATTCGGATGGCTCATCAGAGCACCGAAGTCAATTCATGGACGATCGAGGAACTTGAGTCAAAAATAACTCAAGCAGAGACCGATGCTGGTATTCACATTAGAGCAAACACTCTCGCGGCCGACAAGTCGTGGGCGTACGTCTTATTTATGAATGACCAGGAGCGTGACGTGGATGGCTATCCACGCCCCGGTGGTTACGTAGTAGAACACGTGAAGCAACGCAAGGATCGCTTCATTAACAGTTGCCGAACCCTGCTGACGCGTGTAGATAACCTAAATGCCAATAAGCGTTCGAGCAAGGATATCAATGGTGACGAATTTACACTCGAATTTAGGATCCGCCGCCTGATCGTTGACCGTCAGGAGCAGTTTGAGCAGTTCAGGATCTGGGACCGCCGGTTCAATCGCATCAACAACCCTACACTCGCCATCGACAACAACGACTCGTCCCTGAAGGATGATGAGTCCAACACGCCTTACCAGAAGCTCCTCCTGTTTCTGCTCCATCAGGCGTACGACGAGGGCTACCGCCGGTACCGTGACCAGTGTTGTATCGAAATCAGGAACACCCGCGCCTGGAAGCCGGTCAAGGAGATCAAGGACTTTGTGTACGACACAACCCAGAAGGAGGACAACCCCGACATGTGGAAGAACCTGACGAGCCGCGGGGGCCTCGTGAGTGACGTTGTGCGCCACCTCACAAATTGCAAGGATTTCCAGTTTCCAGAGATCAAGAAGGATCGGCACACCTGGTCGTTTGCAAACGGCCTACTGGTGGGCAAGGACTGGAACGCAGATTATCAAAAGTATCAGATCAAGTTTTACCCCTATAATTCTCGCGACTTCCGCGAGTTGGACCCGACCCTGGTGAGCTGCAAGTACTTTGACTTGCCTTTCGATCCGTATGAGGAAATTGTGGACTGGTACGACATTCCCACACCCCACATGCAACGCGTCCTGGACTACCAGCGGTTCGATATCGACGTGTGCAAATGGATGTACGTCTTCTGCGGCCGTCTGTGCTTCGAGGTGAATGAGCTGGACGGCTGGCAGGTTATCCCGTTTCTGAAGGGCATAGCCCGTTCGGGCAAGTCGACCCTTATCACCAAGGTCTGCAAGTTGTTCTACGAGTGCGAGGACGTGGCGACCCTCTCGAACAATATTGAAAAGAAATTCGGCCTTCAGAGCATTTACCGTGGTTTCATGTTCATCAGCCCCGAGATCAAGGGCGATCTTCAGCTTGAACAGGCGGAGTTTCAGTCGCTCGTGTCTGGTGAGGACGTGTCAGTGGCTCGCAAAAATGAGACGGCCCTGAGTATGCAGTGGAAGACGCCCGGAATTTTGGGAGGAAATGAGGTGCCCAACTGGAAGGACAATTCAGGGTCTATTCTGCGCCGTCTGGCCACGTGGAACTTTGGGCGCCAAGTGGCGGATGCGGACCCTCACCTCGACCAGAAACTCGAGCAGGAGATTCCCGCGATTCTCTGCAAGTGTCTGCGGGCCTACCTCGACTACGCACACAAGTATGCTGACAAGGACATTTGGAACGTGCTCCCCAAGTACTTCAAGACGGTCCAGAGCCAGATCGCAACCGTCACGAACGCGCTCCAGCACTTTCTGTGCTCGGAGAAGTTCAAGTTCGGGCCGGATATGTTCATCCCCCAGACGCTCTTCATCGCCCGGTTCAACGAGCACTGCAAACAGAACAACCTCGGTACTCACCGTTTCAACCAGGACTTTTACGCGGGACCGTTCAGCGCCAAGGAACTCGAGGTGCGCGTCGATTCGAAGATTTACAACGGAAGCGCATACTCGACGCAACCTTTCATCTTCGGTCTTGACTTTGTGGCACAAGAATAAAATATAGGAAAATATTAATGGACCCGCTCTCGGAGCAGGAGCGTATGCAACACGCTCGGATCACCAAGTTTCAGAAACTATGGCGATCCAAGCGCGTTTTCACAAATAGCAACCAGGGGGGCTGGAAGGTGTCGGCCTCCGCCCTCACAGCCAAAATTGTCACTTTTAAACTACCAACCAATTTTCGTTCTGTATTTGAAACGGAGCCAAAGGGGTTCTCTGAGATTACCGGCTACAACGCCACATTCAAAAAGCCCGTGGTGCGTTGGGTCCCAGGCCAGGGGTGGATAGGCGACAAGGCGGACGTCAAGAAGATCATCGCCAAACGCGGTCAGCAGACTATCGTGATGGCGGACACTTACTTTGACATCATGGGTCTCGGAAACTATGAGGAGGGCCTGTTGGCGATCGTGAAGAACGGGTGGGCTCCACCCTTTCTGCTCAAGGCGCCACCGACCTATAAAAAGATTGACGGAATTTTCTACATAAATAGGCCAATCGCCCTCGAGGACCTCAAAGACGAGCTCACAAAGCTCCCATCCACGGTGCGCGACTCTGTGCGGTACACACCTGAAGCAAGTGTACCTGCCGTGGTGCTCAAGCTCAAAAACCCCAAGTGGACCTATCAGTTCTTCAAGAACGGCACCGTCCTCTTCACAGGCATCAAGGACCCTTCGGAGCGTGAAGCCCCTAAACAACTTTTCAAGGAGTTCTTCTCCAAATACGATATAGTCCCTTTCCTTGCGTTCAACCTCGCCAACTCCCCTGCGATAAAGAAACCTACAAAGGGCGGGAACAACAAGAAGGCCAAGTTGGCGAACCGGTACCCTCTCGCAGCTTCCTGGAACGCCAAGCCGCCCCAGGGCTTTTACGTGCGCCCAGGGACAAACGGCAAGCCCCGCCTCTACAAGTGGCGCAAGATGGAGAAGGAGCTTCAGACGGGTGAGGTTATCAACCGCGGCCCTATGGGACTTGCGAAGAAGAATGCGGTCGTGGTTGCCAAGGCGTACGCCAAGGTGGGCGTTCCAGTTCCTGCCCACACTCTGAAGATCTTCCGGAACCTTGGAATTCCAATTCAAAATGTAAATACGGAAGCGCCAGCGGCCTCCGTCGGTCCCAAAAACCGCAGAGCCCCGAGCTGGAACGCGACCAAGGAGGGCTTCTACGTCCGTCCAGGCCCTGGCAAGCAGCCTTACTGGTTCGCCATCCCCGCTGGTATCGCCTCGGGTCGCAAGACTGTGATAAAGGCGTACACTGATGCCGGTCGCAACATCCCTG